GAGTTATGACTTATGAACACATTCCAGATGAGCCTGGTAGAAAGAAAACAACTAAAACTATTGCAGACACAAAAGCAAAGTTAAACTTTCCACCATTCAAACATTATATTTTAGATAGTGCTGGTACTAATCCTAGAGAAGTCGCTAGAAGTCATTGGGTAGGAGGTTTACACAATGGACATTTTTCAATCGACCATGGGAAGATTACTAACACACTTGGTAGCATGTTTATGAAACTTGTCGAACGTTATAGTCAAAGAGGTAACTGGAGAGGTTACACTTATGTAGATGAAATGCGTGGACAAGCATTAGTACAACTTGCACAAATTGGATTACAGTTTAACGAAGCAAAATCTGATAATCCATTTGCGTATTATACTGCAACAGTTAATAACAGTTTCACTAGAGTTTTAAATTTAGAGAAACGTAATCAGAACATCCGTGATGACATCTTAATTGAGTCAGGACATTTACCAAGTTACGGAAGACAGATTGCTCACGAAAATGCTATGAAAGAACTTCGTGCGGCGGCTGAGACTGAAGTAGAAAATACAAATACCGAGTAACATAATTTATGGCAAACCTTTTTGAAAGGGCCGCATGTTTTACTGATATACATTACGGCTTAAAACAAAATAGTAGGCAACACCTACAAGATTGCAACAATTACATAACCTGGTTTATTGCAGAAGCAAAAGCCCGAGAGTGTGAGACCTGTATATTTTTAGGTGATTGGCATCATCATAGGGCAAGTATTAATATTGCAACTATGAATGCAACTATTAAAGATTTAAAAAGACTCAATGACGCATTTGAAACTGTATACTTTATAACAGGTAATCACGATTTATATTATAGAGAAAAACGTGATTTGAACAGTATTGAATTTGCTAGAGACTTAGAAAACTTTGTAATGATAGACGAACACTTCTTGCAAGATGATGTTGCTATTATACCTTGGCTAGTTGGAGACGAGCATAAACAAGTTGCAAAAATGCAATGCAAATATATGTTTGGGCATTTTGAATTGCCATACTTTAAAATGAATGCAATGGTAGAGATGCCAGACCATGGTGGCATAAAAGCAGAAATGTTAAGTGGTCCAGAATATGTGTTTAGTGGTCATTTCCATAAACGTCAATACAAAAATAACATACACTATATAGGTAACTCTTTCCCACACAATTACGCAGATGCAGGCGACAATGAACGTGGTGCTATGTTTTTAACATGGGGAGAAGAACCACAGTATGTTAATTGGGAAGAGTGTCCTAAGTATGTTACAATGGGACTTAGACAATTACTAGAAAAGCCTGAAGCATATTTAGACCAACAAACACATGCAAGAATTAAATTAGATGTAAACATAAGTTATGAAGAAGCAAACTTTATCAGAGAAACATTTGCAGATAATTTTAAAGTTAGAGAAATACAACTATTACCTGTAAAGGAAGATGAGGAAGTATTTGAGGGTGGGGAGATACAGTTCGAAAGTGTTGACCAAATTGTTATACAACAACTTGAAACTATAGAAAGCAATTTAGTAGACACACAAGAACTTATTGAGATATACAGGAGTTTGGAAACCCAATAATGTTAACGATTAAAAATGTAACAGCAAAAAACTTTATGAGTGTTGGTAACAACACCCAAGCAGTAAACTTCGATACTGAACAACTTACTCTAGTATTGGGGCATAACTTAGACTTAGGTGGCGATGGTAGTAGAAATGGAACAGGTAAAACTACTATTATCAATGCACTCAGTTATGGTCTTTATGGAGAAGCATTAACAAACATCAGACGTGATAATCTAATTAACAAAACAAACGGTAAAGGCATGATTGTTACCGTGGATTTTGTAATTGATGGACGTGAATATCGTATTGAGCGAGGCAGACGTCCTAACACATTAAAGTTTTTTATTGATGGTGTAGAGAATGCTGACGATGAACAACAGGGCGACAGTAGAGAAACACAAAAAGAAATTGAAAGAGTAATTGGTTTCCCACATAATATGTTTAAGCATTTAATTGCACTAAACACTTATACCGAGCCGTTCTTGAGTATGAAGACTAACGACCAACGAGATATGATTGAGCAGTTGTTAGGTATTACTGAAATAAGTGAAAAAGCAGAACTGCTAAAAGAGTTATTGAAAGGTACAAAAGATAGCATTAAAGAAGAAGAACTTAGAATACAAGCAGTTAATAATGCAAACAAACGTATCCAAAAGAACATTGAAGAAATTGAAAGTAGAAGTAAAGCATGGAACAAGAACAAAGAAGATAAAGTTAATGTATTGCAATCAAGTTTAGATGCATTGAAAGAAACAGATATTGAAGCAGAATTAGAAAAACATAGAGCAATGGATGTTATTAATAAACAATATGCTCAAATGCAAGGACTTAATAGTGAATTATCACAACTTGTTACTAGCAGTAAAAGAAGTACTAGCACATTAGATACACTAAAAGAAAACATACAAAAAGCAGAAGATGGTGTGTGTCCTGCGTGTGGACAAGATACCGCACATTTAGAAACACATGAAGAATACACATTAGAACTAAAAGAAAAAGAACAAAAAGAAATAGATTACTTTGCAGATTTAGAAATTAAAATTAAAGATGTTGAAGGCAAATTACAAGACATTGGCGAACTGCCAGAGTCCCCTATTACTTTTTATTCTTCTATGGAAGATGCATTACAGCATAGACATAATTTAGAAACAATCACAGACCAAATTGAAGAAAAGATTAAGGACGAGAATCCTTATACAGAGCAAGTAGAAACTCTTAGAGACACAGGATTAGAAGAAGTTAGTTATGATACTATGAACGAACTAACAAGACTAAAAGACCACCAAGAGTTTTTATATAAACTATTAACTAGTAAAGACAGTTTTATTAGAAAGAAAATTATTGACCAAAATTTACAATACTTAAATTACAGATTAGGATACTATTTAGAAAAATTAGGACTCCCACATGATGTTAAATTTAATTCTGATTTATCAGTAGACATTACTGAATATGGTAGAGACTTAGACTTTGATAATCTAAGTAGGGGAGAACGTAATAGACTTATACTTGGTATGAGTTGGGCATTCAGAGACATATACGAAAGTCTTAACCAACCTATGAACTTAATGTGTATTGACGAACTTGTAGATTCTGGTATGGATACAACTGGTGTAGAAAGTGCATTAGCAGTACTCAAAAAGATGGGAAGAGAATCCAAGAAAAATGTATTCTTGATATCTCACAAAGAAGAATTACAAGGAAGAGTTAGCAATGTTTTATATGTTGTAAAAGAAGGTGGATTCACTTCTTATGCAAACGATATAGAAATTTTGGATAACTAACATGCATGAGCGATTGGACATACAAAGGCAAAAAAGTAGATAGCATACCTGAAGAGTATGAAGGCTTTGTATATCTTATCACAAACAAAACAAACGGCATGAAATACATTGGCAAGAAACTTGCTAAGTTCAAAACAACCAAACCACCCTTAAAAGGCAAAAAGAATAAACGTCGAGGCACTAAAGAAAGTGACTGGCGTACATATTGGGGAAGTAGTGACCACCTTAACGAAGATGTAAAAAAGTTAGGTGAGAACAAATTCACTAGAGAGATATTGGAGTTTTGTACAACAAGAGGTGTAATGAGTTACATAGAAGCAGAACTACAGTTCAAAAATAAAGTGTTGCTTAGTGACGATTATTACAATGGAATCATCAATGTTCGCATAGGTGGTTCAAAAATTCTTAAAGAAAGTTTGAAAGATAGATAACTATTTGCTGATTAACACATTTTAGACACCACGTCACACTCACAAGGCACAACAAGGCACACAACGGACTATACACCCGCCCTAACCGAGGCAGATAAAATCGGGTTCCTTGAGGTTCCATTAACTTGGCACCGGATCTGGAAATGTATAGCGGCAAAGATACAAACACACGTTAAACAGTATTAGAAGGATGTAGGCTCTGAGAAAAAGCAACCTACAAGTTAGTATATCTAAACTCTACAAGGTTATACTAATTCCCGTGAGATTCGAGACGGTAGTGTATGGGGACAAAATGCTCACTGGTTCCTATAAGCACCCGAGTTAGAGATGGCGATGCTCATCATGATGACATCACATTGTTCTCCTTGCATAAGGAGAATTATGGCTTAACTTTCATGATAACGTTTATCGTATTAAAAAATTTCCAACAAGAAATGAAATGAATGAAATGAATGAATTTAGTAGTTGGAAAAGACACGAAGTGTCTAAAGTATTGTATCTAAATATGCTATAGTATCTTTATAGTTCTTCCGCAAGTTTATAGAAAACATTTTAGATTCTTTATTAACTTGTCTCATATCACTACCATGTGACATTCGAACATTTAACACAAGACATTCACCAGGGTTTATGAATTTTGATTCTGATGCTTTTCCATGAGTAATAGATATAGGGTGTTGTTCTAGGTTAAACAATATGTTGCATTTTCGCACAAACGGATTACTCTCCCAACCTAATAAGAAATCTTCATGGTTTTTAACTTGTTGATTTGCAGGAACTGTTTCAAAACCCACACTATGTTCTTCTGTAACTTCTATAGGACTTAATAACTTCTGTACGGTTTCTAAACAGGATAAGTCTTTTAACATTAATATATCTTGAATAATATCATCTCTGTCTGGATCATTATGCATATAAAATTCGTGTGTAGGTGTGGTATTTTCTATCTCATCTTTTAGTTCTAGGATAGCATCTACATCTAATGGGAATTTATACACTTTACTAAACATACTCATACCAGTATTTATGTGCAATATTTGTGCAAAATACACAGTTTATGGTAAAAACTTTACCAGAAAAAGTGGTAAAAAGGTTGACTTCGTGCTAGATTTCTGTATAATAGTATGTATATTTTAAGGATGTAGGAGCATCATGATAGAAATATTACAAGAGGTTACTGACTGGGGCAAATACAAGGTAAACAATGGCATTTACCATGTTAATGGTGCTGGTAAGTTAGTAGCATATCAACCAAACAAAGATGCTGAAATACAGGTATTAAATGTGCCTAGTAATCAGTTTAGTAAAGCAAGACGTAAGTTTGTTAAAATAGGCGAAAGACCAGAAGAAGTACCTAGTCATGTTATTGAAGTGACTGGTTCTAAGGGCAATGTTTATTTCGTAGATACGGAAAAACGTACTTGTACATGCCCAGGATTTACATACAGAGGAGACTGTAAACATGTTAAAGAATATTGCTAGTGTTTTAATAATTTTGTTACTTGGTGCATGTGCTAGTGGCGGCGGTTCTGCTGGTTTAGTTATGGAAACTACTACCACACCACCTCCAACAACAACCACAAACCCAAATGATAAACGATATCAGTTTGATTCATTTTCTGATACATTTACACAATCGGCTAGTTCACTA